ATGAGGGATTGTGGGTGGTGATTGTTTGGGGGTAGAAACGTTATAGATAGTTTAGATTATTTAAATTGAATAATTTAATAAAATGGGCAATCCGCAGTTGAAAATCTTCGTCGCGAAATGAATAAATACGATCTTTATTTAATAGAATGCATAATAACAAATAAGAAATATATTGGGCAGTGCAAACAATATTTATCAAGTGGTAAAAAATGGGGATATATGAATAGATTTAAGCAGCACATGGCTCCATCTAGTAAATGTGTCAAACTGAAACACTCTTTACGTAAATATGGAACAGGTAGTCATAGGATAAAGAGGTTGTTGGAATGTAAAGAGGATAACATTGATTCTCTTGAGACAGCCTTTATTATAATATTTGGTACCATCCACCCAAAAGGTTTAAATTTAGAAACAGGTGGGAATAGATATAAAATTTTATCAGACCACACCAGAAAAAAAATGTCTATCTCACATACAGGACACTGTAATTATTTGAATCCAGAATCTCCAATAAAGATATCAAGTGGTTTAAAGAGGTATTGGGTAAAAAACCCAAAAACAAAACTTGATCATAATGGAAATCAATTGCCACTGTATATCGGAACTATTACGGAAAATGGTAATATTATAGGTTATTGTGCTAATATTCATCACAACAAAAAACGTAAAAAAATAACGTCATCATATTTATCAAATGATGAGAAGTTGCTACAAATAATAAATTTTGTAAATAAAGAGAAGTGACATGATTTCAATTCAGAGATCGCTAAGTTGTCGGTCGAATATGATTGCTTGCTCAGCATGATTCGGCTTAAGGTACGATCCATTCCCTTTGGGAAACCATTGGGTAAGTAGATTCTATTTTTTTAAAAGTGGAATTGAAATTAGAATGCAACTTGTCGCATATGGAGCTCAAGATATATATTTGACTGGGAACCCCCAGATAACATTTTTTAAGGTCGTGTACCGTAGACACACCAACTTTGCTATTGAAGCAATTGAACAAACCTTTAACGGGTCCGTTGATTTCGGCCGTAAGGTTACAGTGACAGTCTCTCGTAACGGAGATTTGATCACCAAGGTCTACCTCGTAGTGGACATACCTAAAGTTACTCCCGGCATGACCGAATGCGTGGCCTGGACTCGTAACTTGGGTAACATCATGATCAGAGAAGTGGAAGTTGAGATCGGTGGCCAACGCATCGACCGTCAATTCGGTGAATGGCTCGTAATCTGGGCTGAATTGACCGTTCCGGCTGGTCAACAAGACGGTTACGCAGAGATGACCGGTAACGTAATGGATATGTTCGGTCCTAAACTCGGTAGTCTGATGGAATCCCTTCCCGCTAAGCGCCTATTCGTTCCTCTCCAATTCTGGTTCAACCGCAACTACGGTCTGGCCCTTCCGTTGATCGCTCTTCAATACCACGAAGTTAAGATCAACTTGGAACTCCGCCCTCTCTCTGAACTCTTGATTCAAACCAATGATGAAGATGAGAAAGTCGCCCTGACTCAAGCAGTCTCAATTTCCCAAGCCAGTTTATGGATTGATTACATCTACCTCGACACTGACGAACGTAGACGTTTTGCGCAAGTCAGTCACGAATACTTGATTGAACAATTGCAATTCACAGGTGAAGAGACAATTGTCGGTGCCAACAACAAGGTTCGCTTGAACTTTAACCACCCGGTGAAAGAAATCATATGGGTTGCCCGTTTGGCTGATGCCGAATCCAACTGCCAATGGTCTAACTTCACCGATGGCGTTACTCGTGGTGGGGATGAGTACGCTGGTGCAAACCCATTGGTTAATGCCAAACTCCAATTGAACGGTCATGATCGATTCCGTACCCGTCAGGCTCGTTACTTCAACTTGGTGCAACCGTACCAACACCACACAAACATTCCGGCAACAGGAATCTTCGTATACAGCTTCGGTATTAAACCGGAAGAGCACCAACCGTCTGGAACTGCTAACTTGTCTCGTATCGACAATGCTACA